CTCATATAATTTATAATTTAGTTATTGGTGCAACTGGCGGTGCTACAACCTTTTTATTTAATTCAAACCAGCTATTAAATTCAGCAGTCAATACTTCTTCTGACTTGCTATAATCCGTAACTGTCTGCCACCATTTTTGATATAATACTTTTCTTTGTGCTTCTTCGTTTCCAAAGATATTTAAAACTGTTTGTAAAGGTAAGTGTAAATATGGTTCAATCCGCATTTTTAAGAGATTAATTTGTAAATCAATCGGATTATTTCTATATTTTGCCGATAAATACTCGCTAAACAACTTATCCAAGACCACACTATTTTCTTCAGCCTTAACAGACATCTCGTATCTTTCCAATAATGTGTCATAACCTTCAACGATATATCTACGACCTAAATTAATAGTTATTCTACTTTCGCTCCTGCTTTTTCCTAAGTCATAAAAGTTCAATATCCATTCGCAGAACTTCCACTCTACGTATTCTATAAAGTCAGCATACTTGTTAAGTTGATTTTCTAATGGTTGTTTGTTGTAAATTATTTCAGTAGCGGTTTTCTCTACATTGTTCATATTCTGAATACCGTAACTTGTTCCCCAATGTGTTTTATACATCTTCTCCTCAAGCAAAGCCAACTCCTCGCTATATTGTTTCCATACATCTAAATCAGGAGATATAAATCCTGCAATGTTTGGTGCGATAACTGGACTATCTCTATCGTCAGGAATAGGTAACTCAACAACTCCTGTAACATCGCTTTTACCCATCATTTTACCGTGACCATCACAAGTAGTACACGTTTCTTCCTCTATCTTACCTGTTGCACCACAGTCGCCACAATACTGAACGTATTTCCAAAAGATTGGATTGGCTTTATAAATTTTATATAATGTTAAGAATGATTGGTCTCTCGCATATTCTTTGGAGATGTCTATAATGTTATCAATGGCTGATAATCTCTCCTCCTCTGCTGGAATTTGGATATTAGAACAAATAAGTGCAGGAACTTGACCAAATGGATGTTCAAATGTTAATTCAGGTATCAATACATACTGATTACCAATCTGCTCAAACGTTCTATCTGTCAAATCATCAACAACTCTCCAAAATGTACGTGTATCTAACTTCTTAGGTTCAAATATCACATATTCAATCATTTGACCTTTTGATTCGTAATAACGAATACTGTCGATAGATTTGTAAGTAGGATAAATATCAATATTTGGCTCGGTAGTATATTCTAAGAACATCAAACCATTAGGGTCTGTATTCATTAATTTAATTGCATTATCTTGTACCCATTCCGTTAAAGATTTACCATCTCTAATGTTTGCAATCTTGTTTAAAAAGTCTGATTTAATCGTAGGATTTAAAATATCGTAGTCTTTTATCCCTCCAGTTGCGTAGTAAATATTATCAATAGGTTGAAATATCCTTCCAAAGAGGTCTTTTATGCTTCGGCTATACTTTCTCCTCGCTTGAGCTTTTACTTCGCTCTCAATGCCCTCTATGTTCTCTATAAGCTCCTCTATGAAGTCATCTCCATTTACTAATGCTTTAAGTTCGTCTGAACTCTCTCGCATTTCAATAAATTCCTCATCAACTCTTAAATTATTCTTAATAGCCGATATGGCTTCTTCGTTGCTTTTGAATATCATATTTTTATTTATTTACCAAATTATTCGTAATCTCGGTTTACCTTTCAATTCAAAGAAAAATCGGAGCATTAGGCTGTCGGCAAAATCAGGTGAACGACCTATTCTTTTCTTTATTTCCTCTTTTTTCTCTAACGCTATTTTTCCATCATCTTGAAATGGAAGTCTATTTATCTGCTCTAATTCCTCAATTATTTGCTTTCTATACTTATCCTCTTGAATAAATATTTTAGAATCCTTAACCGCTTCTGCAAAGTACCAATAACACTGAGTTTTTAAATTTCTAAAGTTCTCCGTTTTACCGTGCATCTTTATTGGCTTACCATTATTGTTAAATGGAGTTGCTCCTACTAAATTTCCTAACTTCGTTGATGCCCTTGTAAATGTCTGCAATCCATCAGCATCATATATCACATTCTTCAAAGGTACTCTATTCTCTATGCGTAACTCATTTATTTTTTTACTAACCATCGTATCGTCAATCTTGTCAATGGCAATTATCTTCAACGCTACAAATCCTGCCCAAACAACGATAACGAACTTATCCGAACCTGTATACGCAATATCACAAGTCATATACCTATCTTGAGTAGGCTTTATAAATTCATTGGTGTATAATCCAAGAATATCTGAATACTCAAACATCGCATAAGGATTATCATCAAACTCCCAATTCCCATACACAAGCCTTTGAACTTCGTTATGGCTTAGTATTTTCATTAAGTTAGGAACGTAATCAACTGGCAACGTCTTATTATCTGTTGGCAACGCTTGAATAAACTTCATGTGACTTGGCAGGTTACCTTCGGTATTAGGTTTGTAATAGTCTTTATATAAATAATTTTTACTAGGATTACAAGTTTGCAATAACTTAGGAGCTAAATTGTATTCTTTGTTCATCCACCTGCCAATAGATGCTTGTAAATTGTTTTTACATTCTATATCAAACTCTCCTGCTTCTTCGATAAAACCACGGGTCATCTGCATTGAACCAAATCGCATATAGTTCGGGTCGCTTGGTAAATACTTCGCGTCAATCAAAAATATTTTAGAACCATTATAAAATTTGAAATAATTATCTTGACCATTAAAACTAAAATATTCTTCTCCAATGCCCCAAATATTCATAACTTCTTGAATAGATGGTGTTGTAAATTTACGCAAATCAGATAACGTTTTTCTCGCTATAAAATAATGCGTTTTTGGGTACATTAGTGCATCCGCACATATCAAAGAACAACCTATAAAACTCTTACCTGAATTATGAACTATAATATTTGATTCTGTAACTATATAATTGTGATTATCAGCAACAGTTAAATCAAATACACTATCTTTAATTAATTCAAATCTAATTTCGCTAACTAAATGTGCGTCCAACTCTTTCGCAACACTATATCTTTTATCGTTGTTGGAGCAACTCCATATTCCTTTCCTAATATATCTCTTGTTACAACTCTTGGTTTGAACTTCGCCCTTATTTCTAATACTTGTTGATTTGTCAGTATCGTTGTGTGACCTTTCTCCCCTCTCTTGTCTCCGAATAACTGAGGGCATCTTTCTTTTGAATGATTTGCATTCTCTTTCATTGTCATCCACTCCAAATTCTCTACTGAATTGTTTGCCCTGTTGAAATCTATATGATTTATTGTCTCTTTGTTCTGATGATTTATTAAAAAATGAGTAGCAACTAATCTGTGTACAGATATTGTCTTTTTGAATGAACTCAAACTCACTCTCAAGTATCCTTTGTTTGTCGTTGTAGGTTTCAAAATACGTCTCTTTATTTGTCCATAAACCTTGTTCGATGCTACTCTCCCCATTGATGATATTTCGTACATCCCATTTGTCCCTTGAATCGCAATCCAAGATTCGTTTTGTAAATTCTCCAGCTGGTATCCAATTTCCTCCATAATAAATTTCGTGATTAGGTGTTAATGAGAGCTTATTTCCATCCCTCATAACAAAGGTAATCATTTTATTGTATTCGGAGGTAGTAAAAAGAGGAAAATTTTTAACATCTATCACTTTTTTATATTCAAGAAATCCTAATTTATTAAAAGAAGCTACATTATCACCTATTTTAAACTCTTGAATCTCTTTATATCCACAATCAGTAAGAACTTTAGTATTCCTTGCTATACAGCCTTTTGAGCCGCCAAAAACTATATCTATCGTATCTTTATCAGTCCAAGCCTTTATAGCTTCTAACTGTTTAAGATTACCTTTTACATTTATGGTAAGACTTTTACTCAACTACATCCTCCTCTTGGTTAATAATCTGCATCCCTATAATCGGAACTACCTTCAATTTATCCCCTCCTGAAGTAATATCGAGCTTCTCACTGTACTTTTTAGGGTTCATCCTTCCCAATACCCATTTACGAGTATCAAGTTGCAACCTTGACCTGTTTACAGCTACCATACTTTGTTGTCTGTTTCCATTAACATCATAGTAATAGTCCTTAGTACCATCATCAGAAATCTCTAACATATCGTCAAAGATACCATCAGCTCGTATTTCAGTAGCTTTCTTATATAATTCTATTCTATCGGGATTTTCATTTAACCAGTTGTAGAAAGTACTTCGTGTGATTGGGTAATCATCACCATCTAATATATTCTT